ATGAATATGTCTGGGAAGAACGGGAACCAGAGCATAGAACTATTTGTTTAAATTGTTGCAATCACGCGGCGTAAGCCTCTTATTTGCACGCTAGCGAGGGTTAAACACCTAACCAAATTGGAGAAAATATGAGCGACATAGTTGATAAATACAACCGAATATTTGATGCCGTTAAACGCTTGGAAATGACACCGGTAGTAGACGACGACTTTCCAGAAGTGAAGCACGACTTTGACAAGGCTGTTATTTCGCTTTTCAAGGATTATTTAAATTTTTCTTATGTTAGCCAGATCAACAAAGAGCGGGCGCTCGAATGGCACAAAGGCGGCTTGGAAGAATGGTCACCTGCTGAATGGGGCAATGCGGCTGCCGGGGAAATGGGCGAACTCTGCAACGTACTTAAAAAGATTTTACGGGCCGATAGCGGCATACAGCAGGCCAGCGGTATTACTCGTGGTGAACTATTAGAAAAAGCCGCTCAGGAGATAGGAGATACATTTTTGTATCTAGATTTGATCGCCAGTCGGCTTGGCCTGAGTATCGGTACATGTATTCGGGACACGTTCAATAGAGTTAGTGAGCGCGAAGGTTTTCCACAGAAAATAGACTGAACAGAATTTCTGCACACATAACGGAGCGTTAAATTATGCCAACATCAAAAGTAACGGCTGTGACAATTAGTCATCAATGGGATGACGATAGCTCAAGCGACATAATTGTATCGCGTGGATCATTTTCGGATTTAGGCCCCTACGTATCGATCAAAGAAGACGGTGGCGACTGTATCTATATTCGCCCCGAGTCGTGGCCGGAGATCAGAGACCAAGCACAAGGCTTTTTCGATGATATGGCAGAAGACAACAAGTAATTTTGCACGGTAATTTAGTTATGGATGAACCAACCAAAGCAACAATTTTAGATCGTCTTTACGGGTCTAGTTCGATATGCGGGTTTTGTGGTAGCTCCAGTTGCGCTCATGAAGGGTATCGACAACTGCCGCCTACTTTAAAGACAGATGATGTGTTAAAAGCTATAAACCTGGATAAATTTTATTTTAAAGAGCAAGACTAATTCTTGCACAAAATTTTAGTCAGAATGGTGATAGCTAAAAACCGACTAGAGAAGACCTTTACTGTCCGTTTATAGGCGTGGAAGCATATGAAGCTAGCTAAGTTTGTAACCCTTGCTTTACTTTTCTTTACAAACACCAGTCTTGCGCACATTGACGTGACCCTGCAAGATGTGCTATGTTTGGCTAAGAATGTCTATCATGAGTCCAGCATTGAGTCAACAGAAGGTAAAATAGCTGTAGCTTGGGTAGTGCTTAACAGATACAATGATATTTCAGGAGAGTGGCCTAATGATATTTGTGGAGTGGTCTATGAACCTTCTAGGAATCCATTAAAACCACGGGGTTGTGCGTTCTCTTGGACATGCGACTCTAGGGAGGATGTTATAGATGAACAAAGCGTGAGTTGGGCATTGTCTATGACGGCGGCTTGGTTAGTGTTATCAGGACAAGAGCACTATGACCCTACATTTGGTGCTAAGCACTATGTCCAGTGCGGGATAAGAAGAGGCTGGTTAGACAATTTAGAATTTATTGTTAGGATTGGGAGACATTGTTTTTATGAGTGAAATCAGTTCTGCTGCCGTAATGGACATAGAAGACTGCGCAAAAAAGATCATGCAGGGGGCTTGCCCACATGAACAATGGTGTTTTGCATTTTCTAATTGGTTGGATGATGAGGATACCCAATCGCTCCTCACCAAAACCTTACAAAGATGGAACACTGATACTATAAAAGCCGCAGATGAGGTGTTTTTAGAATTAATAGTGGCCGATGCAATGGATGCTGCCAGTATTTTCCTAACAGATAAGCCTTTAGAGGAGGCGTTTGGAGCCATGGATACTGACAAATGGAGCAGGGAATTTACAACATCGCTATTAAAGGTAAATCTATGATAAATGGAGGACCAGTAGTTGTTTTATTGCAAATGGTTGTGTTACTGGCATACTTTCAATTGTTCAAAAGAAAATTACATAAGGAGGCACGGGATGGATAAAAAACCAAGTGATTATATTTTGGAGCCCATTTACAAAGCAGTCCAGCCGGTAACTCTTCAGGCTGACTACGAATTCGAGCCCTTAGACTCTGACCTGATAAGAGCATTGACGGTCTATGACTCTGAACGTCTATATAATGCAATTTTAAGATGCCCGTCTGAAGTAAGGGATAAGTTAGAGGGTGTTCTTTATGCTGTAGCTCAGGAACACAATGCACAATATCCAGAGATTTAAGCTATGTTAGATAACTTACACCCAAAACCAACTAAAGCTTCGCTGTTGTCAGCTTTCTTTGCAAGTGTTTTTGGCAAGAGAGTGTGGATAGAAAGCAGCAGAACCGAGGACCTGCCGTACTATGTACTGGCTATAAAGTGGAGAGGGTGTTACCATCTATTAGACTATAGATACTCCAAGCCAGACCTATACCAGCGCATGTACTCGGGAGAGATTGGCATATGACAGATAAAGATACGATGCGTTTTGCTTTTCAAAAACTGTCACCGTGTAGTAGAGATGTAGTGGTGATACAACCTATTGAAGACATAACGCTGGACCAGTATGAACACATAGCACGACAAGTGCAGGATATTTTGGCTGAAATTCAATGCACAGTGCTAATAATGAGCCCTTACACAAGCATAGCTCACCTGCCCGAAGAAACCATGAACCAGCATGGTTGGTACAAAATTGAAAACATTCCAAAGGAGTTTAAGCATTAATGTCGGACACTTGTGAAAAAGAAAGTGGTGTTTTTGTTGGTCATTTTGAGTGTATTGGAGAGGACTGTGATAGTTCAGATGCTTTAGCTGTATATCAAGATGATAACGGGAAATTTAATGGCTATTGTTTCAGTTGCGAAGAGTCTTTTACATCTGAAGATATTAATGAATCGTATCTAGGAGATGAATTAGGCAGTGTTGAGGTAGATACGAAAAAACCAAAGAGACAGCCTATAACAAAAGATCAAGTAAGAGAAATAGTGTCCTCCACTGTGGTAGATGATACTAATTACCGTGGCATAGGAAAGGAAGCTAATAAAGTATACAAAGTTAGAACAAAGATGGCTAATGGGGTTGTTACCGAGCGCCACTACCCTATAACTAAGAAAGGAAGGCCGTCCGCATACAAAAAACGAGTACACCCTAAAGATTTTCGTAAAGGCTACATAGGTCTTAATAGCAAAGACTGTGACCTGTTTGGCCAGGCACGGTTCCCTGCCGGGGGCAAGTATGTCTTGTTAACTGGTGGTGAGGAAGACGCCTTGGCAGCTTATCACATGCTGAGGAAAGATCAGAAACGAAGAGGTAAAGATCATTTTGAGCCCGTAGCGGTGGTAAGCACCACTATAGGTGAGGGTGGGGTGTCTCAAATAAAAAACAACTACGATTACTTAGTTAGCTTTTCAAAGATAATCGTGTGCCCGGACAAAGATGACGCTGGGGAAAAGGCTTTAAAGAACATACTCAAAGTATTACCTGTTGGACAAACATATGTAATGGAGTGTCCTGAAAAAGACCCTAATGAGTGCCTGTTGACTGGGTTTGAAAGCAAGTTTGTTAGAGCTTTCTATGCAGCGGCTGAATACAATCCTGGCGGTATTGTTGGAAGCGACATACTGATTGATAAACTGAAGGAATATGTAAAACTTCCTCGGCTAGGGTTACCACCTTTTCTTAAAAAACTAGAGCAGATGCAGGCTGGTGGCCCCCCACTGGGCACTGTTATAAATCTTGCTTCGGGATCGGGGAGTGGAAAGACCACCTTAATTAACGAGGTTTTGTATTATTGGATATTTAACAGTGAATACAGAATGGCAGTTTGTCCGCTAGAAGGTGGCCTAGACTACTTTGCCGAGTGCTTGTTGAGCAGGCATTTGGGGAAAAAATTAGCTTTAATGTCAGACCCAGATCAAAAGTTATCATACTTAGAAGACCCCGCTATCGTAGACAAAATGAATGAACTATTCATGGATGAGCATGGGGATGAAAGGTTTGATCTTATTGATGCCGAGGGGTCGCTTACTATAGATCTGTTCAAACATCGTGCTGAACATCTTGTTAGAGCAAAGGATTGCAAAGTAATCGTAGTAGATACTTTGACTAAAATGATAGAGGGCGAGGGCACAGATGTAGCTTACAGCTTTATGAAGTGGCAAAACAACTTTGTCGTACAAAATAAGTGCATCATTGTTAATATTTGCCAAGTTAGAAAAAGCCCCAGTGGTAAAAAAGGCAGTTCTACGGGTGCATCTATTGATGAAGAAAGCATATCTGGCCTGGGTGCTATATTACAGACAGCAGCGTGTAACTTGTTGTTTATGAGAAACAAAGAAGCCGAGGATGAAGTAGAAAGGAACACTACGAAGGTTGTTCAATCCAAATGTCGTTGGACAGGAGTAACCGGCCCTGTAGGGTACTTATACTACGATAACCCTACACACACGCTGCACGAGAAAGACCAGTATTTCTTGGAAAAAACTGATCAGAGTTTTGCAGAGGAAGAGGAGATGTTTAAAAAGGAAGGTGCTTTTGAAGCACCAGAGGGCAGTTTTGATGACCTTAACCTGTAACATCCGGGGCTGCATAGCCATATCAAGAGGAGGGTAAGACATGCCACGAGCAATAGACCTGATAGAAAAATACTGGCCCTGCCTTACGGCAGTAAAATGGCTAGGTGATATGGCAGCAGAGGAGGCTTGGGAGACATGCGAACGCGGAGACTGGATGCTGTGGACACTACAGCGGAGACACGTAGACATACAGAAGCTCACTTTGGCTAAAGTCCGGTGCGCCAGATTGGTCGAGCATCTTATGATAGACGAGCGGAGCATCAAGGCTTTGCAGGTAGCAGAGGCATTTGCGGCGGGCGAAGCTACAAGAGAGGAGTTGGAGATTGCCGCTGATGCTGCTGCTGATGCTACTGCTGATGCTGATGCTGCTGATTATGTTGCTGCTTATGTTGCTTATGTTGCTGCTGCCGCTGACGTTGCTGCTGATGCTGCTGACGTTGCTGCTGATGCTGCTGACGTTGCCGCTGATGCTGCTGACGTTGCCGCTGATGTTGCTGCTGCTGATGCTGCTGTTAGTCATGCTGCTTACAGAGCTACTAGGCAGGACGTACTGCGCCAGGCTGCGGACATCGTCAGAGAGGTCATTGCCTTTGGGGACCTTGGCCTGTAACACAGTATTCATTAACTAAAGAAGGAGATGATATTATGATAGTACAAAAACCTAATCGATTTTTTATGTACAAAAACGAAAACAGAACGCCCGGACAACCTAGCTTCCGGTTATATGCTAACATAAATGGACAGCAATATAAGCTTGCAGCTTTTCCTGGAGTAGGGACAGACGAAAAAATATACTATAATGGGCCTATCACATTAAATGAAGAAGGAGAAGAAGAGAGAAGAAGATAATAATGATTAACAATTATGCCCCTGGGAGGTAAATGGATAGCCCATCGATCTTCTAAATCGATCTGTGCAGGTTCGAATCCTGCCGGGGGCACCAATGGGGGCCCGTAGCTCAATTGGTTAGAGCAGTCGACTCATAATCGATTAGTCGAAGGTTCAAGTCTTTCTGGGCCCACCATTATAGAGGCAGACTATTATGCTAGCAGTTCCTAAATTTATAAATAAATACAAAAATGTTGTGTTCGATTGGGAAACCAACGGTCTCCTACATGAAGTAACTCAGTGCTGGTGCATGACGGCTTATGACTTAGACACTGATGAATACTTTACTTTTTCTCAACTAACAGGCCCAAAAGAATCTTGGCATGAAGACGCGCTAGATCTTTTGGAGAATGCTAAGCTGCACAGCAGCCACAACGGGTATGGTTTTGACTACCCTCTAATGGAAATGATGTATGGTGCAGAATGGTCAATGAAGCCCGATATGTTCAGGGGTAACACTAAGCTGGAGATATATGACACTTATATACTTAGCCAAATGGCTGATCCCGAAAGAGAAGATTGCAATGCTGTTCAAATTAACAAAGACACTGGTGAGAAGAAGAGAGTAGGTAAGCATAGCGTAGAATCATATGGTTATCAGTTTGGTGTCCTCAAGAAGTATATCCAATACTGGGACAAGTTTAGTGGGGACATTATTGATAGGTGTGAGGGTGACGTAGCAATACAAGCCAGGGTGCACAAGTATTTGATGAAAAAGCTGCACAGGCAAGCGGAGATGTTAAATGATAAGACCGCCTAAACAATTAGCAAAAGCTGTAGCCCTTGAGCATCGGTTGGCTAGTATTATCGGCCTGCAAGAAAGAGACGGTGTTTGGCTAGACGAAGCGTTGGCTAATGACACAGTCAAGGAGATAAATGAAAAAGCAGATGAGATTGAAAAAGAACTAGAACCTATGCTACCTATGCAGATAGAGATGATGGACACTAAAGTAAAGGGCGAGCAGTTTACTCATGGTGTTAAGAGGTGGAGTACAACAAAGGGGTTGTCTAAAACAACAAAAGAGTGGTTCGATCCCAACAAAGATGTAGTTGTAAAAGAGAGAGGCCAGAAAAGGAAGGACGGTACCAAGGCCAAAAGGACTTATGTATTCCCACCCTTTCCCTACGATGCTGAAGACATTGTGGAAGGGCCATATTGCAGGGTAGGTTGGTTTAAGTTGGAGTTAACCTCTGCTGGCCAAGTATCAGACTTTTTATTAAAAGAGGGGTGGGTGCCGACTGAGTACAACGTTAAAAAGGTCACTAAAAACGAATCTAAAGATCCCGCCAGCCCTTATTATGGCCAAGTGGTTGGAAAAACTGCAAGGAATGACAAAGGCGAAGAGATATTCACTTCCCCTAAGTTGACAGAAGACAGTTTTGACACCATCAAAGGGGATACAGGTAAGCTGATAGTGACACACAGAAGCCTGTTGGCCAGGAAGAAGTTTATCTCTGGTATGCTCCGGTCTGTCCGAGATGATGGAAGAATAAGCCAAGGTGCTGTCACAGTTGGTGCTGTAACAACAAGGGTGCAGCACAGGACGATTGTCAATACCCCAAGGGCATCCTCCTTCTATGGCAAGCCTTGTAGAGCTATTTTTTACGCTGAATATCCATATTTTAATTTCGGTGCAGACTTATCGGGCTTAGAAGATAGGATGAAAGCCCACTATACATATAATTACCCTGGTGGTAAAGAATACGCACAGAAGATCCTGGACCCTGACTTTTCTGTTCACGAAGAGAATATGGCTTTGTGGAATGTAGATAAAGAAACGGCTAAACCTGGGGCATACGCCTTGTCTTATAATTGTGGACCACCAAAGCTTGCTAAGACACTCGGTGTGTCACTAGAAGTAGGGCAGAAGTATTTTGATGCCTATTGGGAAAAGAATATGCCTCTTAAGCTATTCAATGATGAGGTTGTGGAATTGTTTAAGGCGCGTAAGGCTGTTCACGGCAAGGGGTATGTTGTTGGTATTGACGGAAGACTACTATTCCCCCGTAGTCCTCACTCAGCAAGCAACACACTGTTTCAATCAGCAGGTAATATTGTAGCAAAAACAGCGGTGTGCCTGATGCACGGGTGGAAACTAAAACATAATCTAGATGGATGGCAATGGTCATTCAATCACGATGAATACCAATGGTGTGTGCATGAGCAGCACATAGAAGGTTTTTATGAATTTGATGATGAGGAAGAAGCTATAGAATTTTGGAAAGCCAATAATACCCCGATGAAGTCCTACAGGTTTTCTAAGCCAAGCCCTGTAGATGGTAAATTTTGGGTTATAGAGAGCCCGGTATGCGATGCAATGATTAAAGCATTTTTATTGGCCGGGAGGAGGCACAAAATTAGGGTTCCCACAACCGGGGAGTGTATGGTTGGACGGAACTGGTCACATTGCCACTAAGGAGGCGTATAAGATTATGGAACTGGAACACAAAGTTAGATGGGCAGAGCATTTAAAAATATTGAGTAGCGCGATATTTAGTCTAACACCTGCCCTGGCGTTTGTAACATTTGCGTATTACTGGGGTCCCGCTAATAAAGAGCCAGAAGTGGCGCTCTGGGTATCAGTGTTATGTTATTTAAAATTTATAGCCCTGGGCTTTGCAATACAAGTGGGGTGGTACGTCCTATATACGAATATTCTTAAAGAACTAAAGAAGGAGGAGGAAATACTTGAATCAGAAAAAGGCAAAGAGGCTAAGAAGAGAAGCCAAACAAAAAGCTACCACTGAGATGGTGCCAGACGATGGCTATCAATCTGATGAGAAAAAAAGCTACTTATATAAAAACAAAGAAGTCATTATGAGCACCATAAATGTACACCCAGGTACACGAAAGGGTATTTACAAACAACTTAAGAAGGAGGCAAAAGCAAACTAATGGCACTTAAAAATGTAACTGGTAAAGTTAAAAAGTGTGGAGCATACCCGCTTAAAAAAGCAATCCCCAATCCGTTTGATTCGGACGGCCCCGACTTCACTCACCGTTTGGCTATCCAGATGGATGATGGTAATTGGTATGGCTTTGGTAACACCGATAAGGAGGAGTTTTATGTCAAAAATGCCGAAACTGGTAATTGGGAGATACTAGGTGATGGCAGTGAAGTGCTTATCCAGTATACTCTATCAGACTGTGGCAAATACCGGAATGCCAAAAAGAGCAATCTAACCGTTCTAAACTTGGAGCCTGGACAGCCTTTCAATAAAGGCGGCAGCAAAGGCGGAAATAGTGGTGGTAGTTCTTATGACCTTACGGGGGTAAAAGTTGGCCATGCTATTAATGCAGCCATGCTGCTACTAAACAACAAACCGAAAAACCCTAGTGAATTGGTCAACACCGCAAAGCAATTGCATGACATCAGTTCTAAGGTAGAAGAGGATTACAAAGCCGCTAACCCATCTATGTCGCTTAAAGATACAGGATCTGCTAGTGGACATGCTGTCTTGAATGCTTGTAAGCTCACCAATGATATTGAAGAAGTTGAGAAGAAATCCAAAAACTTGTTGACCAAAGTAGTCCCTGTTATCACCGCATATGTTCGTGGTGAGAGCAAGCAGGAAGAAAAAGAAGAGGGTCAGGAGCAAGCCGAGCAAAAGGAAGAAAAACCTGCGCCGAAAAAGGAAACCCCTACAAAGAAAAAATCACCTCCTAAGCCCCAGAATAAGAAACCAGCTCCAAAACCGGAGCCTGCACCTGAAGAAGGGCGAGAAGAAGGCGACGCTGAGAATTTTGAAGGGTTTGATGATATGGACGATGATAATTTAGACTTTTAAGGAGGGGAAGTGGCAAAGTATAAGTGGCTGTATTTAGATGCAGATACGCCTCTTCTGCAAGCTGCCTTGTATGTCCAAGAATCATATGTAACAGTAACGCATAAACCGACTGGCAAGGTAAGGAAGTTTAAAAACCAGACGGTGTTCTGGGGACACCACATGAAAAAGAATGCTGGATGGCTTGCAGATCTCAATCTCAGGAGAAAAGCAGTGGGCAAGGATGCCCTGCCTCCCGAAGATTTTGAAATAGAGAATTGTGTTGAGTTAAGAGATGATGTAGAGGATCACATTGATGAAGCTGTACGACAATGGGATTTTTATATTGGAAGGGTGAAGGCGCTAGGGCTAGCAAACAACTATAAAGCTTGTATTGGCGGAGAAGGTAATTTCAGGTATGATCTGGCTCAGGTTGCTCCATACAAGGGTCATAGGCCCGCCAAGCCAATTTTGTTTGAGGAGGTGCGGGAGGAAATATTATCTAAGTATGGTGCTAAGATTGAAGTAATAGACGGGTGTGAAGCAGATGACTACCTTAGTCAAATTGGATGGGAGAACTACTTAAAGTACAAGCAAACAGGGAAATGGGAGCACGTAATAGGGTTTATAGACAAAGACCTTGAGATGATCATTGGCCCTTATTTTAAATTTAATGAGGATAATCCAGAAGTAAGGGTTAGAACTCCTAAAGAAGCCGCCAAAGCTTTTTGTATACAACTCTTGATGGGGGATAGAACGGACAATATCATTGGCTTGCCCCAGCTTACAGATAAGATGTGTGATAAGTACGGGACCAGGAAAGGCAAGGGATTGGGAGAAGTCAAAGCCAGGGCTATAATAGACCCCTGTGAGTCAACAAAGGAGATGTTTGAAAGGGTTGTAGAGTGTTACAAAGACTACTACGGTACCGAGAAAAAACCATTTGAAACTCATAGAGGCGAAGTACTACACTGGAATTATATGGACTACTTGGAAGAGAATGCAGGCTTGCTATGGCTGCGAAGGGACATTAACAAGCCTTACAGTATTATGGACAGCCTGAACAAAGTGGGGATAGACCCAAATGAGGTGTAAAATGTTGGAGCCCGAGTTCGTTGAAAGAGTATTTCCTGTGTTGGTTATGGTGCTGTGTGCTTTGGGCAGTGCTGTTTATTTATTTAACGGTAAATGGGGGAGTGCTATGTACTGGATAGCTGCGTTTCTAATAAACTTTTCCATTGTATTTCTTGTACCAAAGTTTGGATAAGCATATGGATAAAGAAGATAAAGTACTGGTGGCCTTGGCTATATTATTTACGGTGATATTTTATGTTATCAATTGAACAACCCGACAGCAATGGAATTAAGCAAAACCAGCCAATCAGATTTGTAGGGTACCCAAGTATGTATCAGAAGAAGAAAGCCAAGGTAATAGCCAAATCCAAGTACATGCAGGACCATTATTTGATTGAGTTTGATAACGGACATGCGCTGTGGGCGCATATAAGCGATATGGAGGGCCTATGATCAGTGTGCTGTATGTATGCCACAATCAAATAAAGGCCAGAGAACTACACGAGGCTATGGTAAACTACTTTGTCGGTCCTAAAACTGTGTATGAAAGCCCCTTAACCATAGAGTGTGAAGGTCTTGTTGTTGTTGTAATATCGCCTCCTAGGCTTGACAAGCTAAAGGACTGCTTTTTTAATTACATAGGTTTTGATGAAGAAGGGGTATTTACTGGCAGTGATATTTCTCAAATCTTAGAGTTGGCTAAGGTAACAGATATACAAACTTTTAATATAGATGAATACAAGGAGGCAACACGTCATGGAAAGCAATGAAATAGAAACCCCTACCACCCCCTGGGAGTGTCTGCCAGAGGTATGGCCTACAGAGGCTAGGTTTTGGAGTTGGGTTAGGGGGGCTTTGAGGAAGGAGGCATGGGCAAGGCACCCAATAAAAATGGAGTTTATTCGTAGGAATAGGATAAAAGTACCAAATCCTAATCCTAATGGTCGGAAGGCTGAAGTTTATGGGATGCAGTGCAAAAGGTGCAAGGGGTTGTTTATACTACCCCCTGACAGAAAAACCAGAACTAGGATAGAAACTCTGACAGGGGAGCCATTAAACTATATCGAAATTAACCACAGATACGAGGCTGGGACTCTCTCATGTAAGGAAGATTTGGGGAGGTTTGCAGCCAACCTACTACATGTTGTCTTTGATGACTTGGAGTCGCTATGTAAACAGTGCCATGGTATAGTTACGTATGCCCAGCGGTTTGGGGTGTCTGAGGAAGAGGCCGAGGTCGAGAAGGAAGTAATCAAGGTGTGCGGTGGCAAAGCAGCCGAGGTGAAGGCTTGGCTACAAGGCAGGGGCGTAGAGCCTGGCCCCAACGCAAAGATCAGGAGGGGGCAGGTGAGAGACGTGCTAGCAGGAGGCTGAGAGTCCAGGGATCAGGGTATGTGTTGGGCCGGCTCAGTCCAAAACTCCACCACAGGGCTTATACAGGCCCACACGGCCTATTCACATTCGCTATATAGGGGGGCTATTTATATGATAGGAAGTAATATAATTGAAGCGGCTAAGAAGGCAGGCTATTAATTGAAAAGAAACAGGAGGCTAGGAGTATAATGAAATTTAAAGAGATACTAGGAATGGCAGGCAACGTCCTGGGCACAGTGAACCCTTTGGTGGGCGGTGCTATTAAAGCAGTTAACCAGTTTTTACCAGAAGAGGACAAGCTACCAGAAACAGCTAGTGTCAATCAAGTTAAAGACGCTGTTTACAAACTGTCCCCTGCTGAACAGTCGGCTGTGATGGAGAAAGAAATCGACCTTGAAATAGCTAAAGTGGAAAGCTTTGCAGACGTACAGAAGGCTTTAGCTGAAGCGGATGCAAAAGGTGCTAGCACCCGCCCGCATATTGCTGTGTTGATGGGCTGGGCTATAACACTGTGCGTTACCCCGCTTGCATGGGCTCTGGTATACGCAATCATCGCAAGCGATGAGCAGATGATTAATTCAATAAATGACTCTTATATGATTGTGTTGGCTCTTTTGGCCCCTATGGTGACTATTGTACATACTTATTTTGGCAAGCGTACTAAAGAAAAGGAAGCCCGGTACAAGGTTGCTGCCAACCAGCCCGTGGAAAAAGAAAGTGGCTTAGCAACTCTCATTTCAGCGATAGCTAAGAGGTAGTCCATGAAAAGAGAGTGGCACAAAAGAAGCGCTTTACCGGAAGACGGAGACTTGCCCTCACTAGACCAGTTGGTGTTGGTGGACACCGCTCTAGGGATGGGGCTTAGGTACAGGTGTTCGGACGACAATGGTAATCTCTGTTGGTTCGATGAAAACAATAACCTAGATGATTCTGGATACCCGCCTGTTTACTGGTGGGAACTCCCCCGATATTAACAAGGTAAGTTTATGGGATATACTATACACGCAATAGACTGGGATAACCCCAGAGCCAAAATATCAGACAACTTCACAGTGCATGAGGCCACATGGCTACCAAGTTGGAGGGTTTATCATACCCCCTCCGAAAAAGAAAAACAAAATATTGTAGACATGGCCAGAGTCATGCAAAAGATTCGGGATAAAGTGAAGACCCCTATTATAATACACTGTTGGATTAGACCAAATGTAGCTTGGTGCCCCAACTCTGAATGGCATGGTCAAGACTACAATGCTTACGTGGGGAGCAAAGCTAAGCGCTCTCCGCATATCTACGGCAAGGCTGTAGACTTCCATGTGGCTGGTTTTTCTGGGCCGGCTGGTTGCAATACTATTAGGAGAACTATTCTCCCGTTCTTAGAAGAGTGGGGGGCTAGAATGGAGGATATTAATGGTTCGTGGATACATGTGGACATAGCCAAAGTCAAGTATAAGAGATTTTTTAAGCCATAGGTATTGGTATGCAAATAGTCCCCATAACACTGAAAACAGCAAAAGAGTTTGTAGCAGAGCACCACAGACACAATAAGCCACCAACAGGGCATAAGTTCTCAATCGGACTAGATAAAGACGGCATACTAGTAGGAGTAGCCACGGCAGGCAGGCCGGTAGCTAGGCATTTTGATGACGGTTTTACATTAGAGGTCAATAGGACCTGTACTACCGGAGAACCTAACGCTAATGGTATGCTTTATGGAGCTATATGGCGATGTGCTAAGGCCATGGGCTACAGAAGGTTAATTACTTACACTCAGGCTGACGAAACAGGTGCATCACTTAGGGCAGTTGGATGGAACAGAGTAAAGGAATTACCGGCAAGAAAGAGTTGGGCTGAATCTAGTGTGAAGTTTAGACATAAAAAAGACCCCGTAGGAAATGGTGGCGTAGCCAGAGTTCTATGGGAAATTAAAAGATAGCAGTTGTAAAGGAGGAAGGTAGTTGAGCCTTAATGACGACAATATAAAACTAGAGGTTATCAGGCTGTGTGAGAACGAGGGTTTTACAAAAACTCACGTATCTTACAAATTAGGTATCCCTAGACAAACGATTAGTGACTTTTTAAATAAGAAAACACATACGGAATGGTGGGAACAACTAAAAGACAAACCTTTGGCATCTGGAACACTCACTCCCCCAGAGGAAAGACGGAGTAAATTGTCAGGTAAACGGTATGTGTTTACATCCGCCCAGAACAACACTTACGTTTTTGGTGAGTTTTTAGATTCTCTATTGACCTACTGCAATCATACAGGTGCTGAGTTAAAAATAGGAACATTCACGTACAATAAGAAGGGATTTCAAAATCTTCAGAAAGACGAGGGAGAGTGGTACGACCCTAAGATTGTAGAATTTATAGACAACAGCCCCGGATCTCTTAGAGACAAAATTATCTGGTGTGGAGAGTTAAATATACTGCCTACTGCTGTAAATCCGCTATCTGGGTTTGATACATATACTAAAGCGGCAAGCGGGGTTATCCCACATCCTAAAGTTAGGTTGCAGAGTTGTCCTGTTGGTAAGAACAGCGACCCTAAGTTCCTATACACTACAGGGGCCGTAACAAAAGCTAACTATATTCAGAAAACTGCTGGGCAGAAAGCAGAGTTTCATCATATAAATGGGGCTCTCGTTGTAGAATTTGATGAGCGTGGAGACTGGTTTGCTAGACACATAATTGCTGACACAGATGGTAGCTTTTATGACCTTGACAATAAGTATAACCCAGATGGTAGTGTACTGTCTAACCAAAGAGTTGAAGCTGTTAATTACGGAGATCTGCACTCTGAAAAGCCAGATCCAGAGGTCTATGCAGGTAGTTTTATAGACTCTGATTCGTTGTTAGACACTTTAAAGCCCAGATACCAGTTTGCTCACGATACATTGGATTTTACGAGTCGTAATCATCATAATATCGCTGACATGTACTTTAGGCTCAAGAATCAAGTATCAAGAGCCGATACTGTAGAAGATGATATTAGAATGGCTGGCGGTGTACTCCATGCTATGGAAAGGCCATTTTGTCAGACCGTTGTAGTAGCCTCTAATCATGACCTGGCGCTCCACAGGTGGCTAAAGAATACAGATGTTAGGTTTGATAACATAAATAACGTATTGTTTTATCATCGCTGTCAGGTTAGGATGATCGAGGCCATTGCACAAGGCACTGATGAAGACTTCAGTATATTTGAGAGCTGTGTAAAAGATATGTATCCTGCTCTAAAAGCTAAGTTCTTAAAAGAAGATGAGTCTTTCGTTATTTGTGATAGCATAGAATGTGGTAATCACGGACATTTAGGTCCAAACGGAGCAAGAGGAGCTGTCGGATCGTTCAAGAAGCTAGACACCAAACAGAACGTAGGACATGGCCACTCTGCTTCGATAGTTGAGGGTGTCTACATGGCAGGTATATCTGGTAATAAAGATCAAGGGTACAACAAAGGCCCCAGTAGTTGGTCACACAGTCACATAGTTACCTACGCTAACGGCAAACGGGCCATAATAACTATGAGAGGGAGGAAATACAAAGCATGAGCGTAAATAAATACCAGGGGGTTTTAAAAGGCAAAGTGATTCTTTTAAACTCCCCGAAAGGTGCTGGTAAGGATTATCTAGCAAGTAGATTGTGTGAGCTAACAGGGTGTCATCATGGGCAATTTAAAGAACACTTATATCTAATCACATCAATACTGTTCAATATACGGGTACAGGACTTTATTAAAATAGCCACTGACAGGGACACTAAAGAGAAGGAATTCCCTGTTCTTGGGAACATTTCACCACGGCAAGCTTTGATTGCAGTGTCTGAAGGTATGATAAAACCCAACTTTGGTAAAGCTTACTTCGGAACTATTGAGGCGGCCAAGTTGCCCAACAGGATGGACACTGGCGTTACATACTCAGATTCTGGGTTTATCGAAGAGGCTCAGCCTTTGATTGAAGTGGCTGGTGCTGAGAACGTGTTTATCATCAAATTTACTAGGAAAGGAGCAGATAGTTTTGAAGGGGACAGTAGAAACTGGTTGCCGAGTATTGAAGGAACAAAGGTACTCAAAACAGCCAATAATGGAACTATAGACGAGCTGGCGATAAGAGTGTTAGACTTTGTAAAAAGAGATGGCGAGTCCATCTACTAGAGGTACTTACTATGGCAGTTATTACAGTTGACGTGGACTATACGGTTATAGACCTCGTCCCCATTTGGTGGAGATGGCTGGAAGGTGTTACCCATTGTGAGAAAGACATTAAAATTCTTGACGGCCTGGAATCTATAGATTACAACTTGTCTGTATACTTTAAGGATGAGTTATCGGTTGTTAATAGGGACGGGTTAGATTTCTACAGGCAGGATGGTCTCTATGACACGCTAAAGCCAGACCCTAAGAGTATAGAGGTTTTACGCAACTTGAGTGACGCAGGCCATGAAATAGTGTTTGTATCCAGCATTAAAGGTAGACACTCCAAAAGCAAGGCGGAATTTATTAATAGGAACTACCCTTTCAGAGCCGGAATTGTATATACTAAGGAGAAACAGTTCATACACTCCGAGGTTTTTATTGATGACAGAGTCGATCATATTAATAAGTCTCGTGCGCCGATAAAAATATTGTTTGACACCAGATCAGGACAATATGAGGATTTAAAAGTTCCCGCAGTAAAATTAAGAAGTTGGAAGGGTATTGGGGAGTATCTATATCCTTATTTTTTAATAGGAGGTAATTCTAATGCTAACAGAAAGCAATGAGGAAGATGATTACAGTTTTCTGGCTCCTATGAAAATAACACCTGAGTACGCAAAACCACTAGTTAGGTATATAAAGAATGAATGCAAAGAGAATGGTATAAAACTTGGGCTTGTAAATAAGAGGTTACTGAAAACAGATGTAGGACCGTGTTCTGGATATTTTAGCGAAGAAGAAGAAATGTTAGCTGTAGCAGTAGACAGAGACCCTGCGGATTGGTTACCAGTCCTAGCACATGAAAGTTGTCATATGGACCAGTGGAGAGAAGACGCAAAAGCTTGGCAGGTATGTATGTCGAACGGCCATGACTCTTACACGCTGATGAATGCGTGGTTATCTGGAGAAGTTGAGTTCAATACCACCCAACTTAAAAATCACATCTCAAGAGTAAGGAATCTTGAAGCAGATTGTGAGGCAAGGACTGTTAAAAGGTTACGAGAATATAAACTCCCATTAGATATTGAATTGCAAATACGTAAAGCTAATTCCTACATAGTATTCTACAACATGGTAGCACATACAAGGAAGTGGTATACGGTGTCTCCAACCTACATACAACCCATATTAGAGGCTATGCCGACGAAAATTATAAAACCAAAATTTGGAAACTTCAAGGTCCCTAGGCGTATCAAAGAGCTGTATTTGAAACATGTTTTCTGACAACGATACAATTGTCCTTGCCAAGTTGAAAAGAGGCAATTTGTACTACTACAATGGTAATTTCTATTATCCGTTTTTAAGCCTCACGCAAAGAGACAAAAATTTAATTAGTGTGCATGTAAATAAGTTTAAAAAGAAAAAAAAAAAAAGAGAGAGAATAAAGATTTGATTAAGTTAGACAGATCAAAACCAACATACAGAACAAAGTTGCAATTATTTGATGAACAGATGGAGAACTTGTGAATGTTTGAAGAAAGCTACTGTAACATGGTTAAACGATTGGCCAAGCCTGGAGAGGAGATATTAAAATCGTTAACATCTGAGAAGGTACATATGTGGCATATGGCTACAGGTATTTCAGGGGAGGCTGGAGAAATAGTAGAAGCTGTGGAAATAAACAGTACTCGGCCTATGTCAGAGATCATCAAACACTTGACTGAGGAGTTAGGAGACTTAACCTTTTATCTACATGGATTTTGTCAAGGGCTAGATCTCCCGGTGCCTAAAGGCAGGACATGGCCTTGCCAAAATCTGGGTAGATTAGCAACAAATGTATCTGTTTCAGCTTCTAAATTATTAGATTACACTAAGAAGGCTTGTGTATACAATAAACATGTGGATATTGAACTCTTTTATGATCTCATTCAAGAGATAGCAGATTACATATCATGTATTTGTAGTATGATAAAAGTTATGGAACAAGATGTGCGGAGTCAAAACCAGTACAAATTGTCTGTTAAGCGTTATCCTAGGGGTTATTCGGATAAGGCAGCTCAAGAAAGGGCGGATAAAGATGGAGAGCGAGCATGATGATAGAGGCTAAAATTATTGCACATAGCAGGTCTTCGATTGACGGCTCTGAGATAGTGACATTCGAGCTTACTTATCCAAGATTTATTCATTCTGAACTCCTCACTCATAGGGTATTTTCAAGGAATGCAGCATCTTCTCGGGCTATTCCAGTAGACAGAGTTATAGAACAGGTTGAAGCAGCACCCGCCTCTCCCGAGGCATGGGGTATTAACCAACCGGGTATGCAAGCAGAGAAAGAGCTTAAAGAGAAGTATAAGATTGCAACAGCAAAGTATGTTTGGCTGGAAGCTGCTAAGAGGGCTGCTCATAGTGCTAAAGAGTTAAAAGAACTAGGACTCCATAAGCAAATTGTAAACCGTGTCCTAGAGCCGTTTGTGCATATGCGAACAGTTATTACAACAACAGAGCTAGATAACTTTTTCTGGTTACGTTGTCACAAGGATGCCCAGCCTGAATTTAGACTGCTGGCCGAAGCAATGAGTGAACAATTGGATGCGTCCAAGCCAACAGTACTATCCATTGGTCATTGGCATGTGCCTTACTATGAGGGCAACTATGGGAATGGTATCTGGAAACCATCTGGCTATGGCAAGTTCCTTGCTGACGGTAATGCTATCGAAACCGATCATAAGCGTGGCTACACTTTGCAAGAAGCTTTAAAAATATCTGCATCTTGTTGTGCCCAAGTAAGCTACCGTAAAAATGATAAAAGCGTAGAAAAGGCTGACAAAATATATGATAAATTGATCAGCAGCGACAGGCTACATGCCAGCCCATTTGAGCACCAAGCCACACCTATGCGACCTAACGCAGGGCATGGCGATGTTAATGATAGTGGTGACGTGGATACATGGGAGCCTGGTATTACACACGTAAATAAAGAAGGCGAGTTTTGGAGTGGGAACTTCAAAGGATGGAGACAGCATAGACAATTAATTAGCATAGAGACATAGGGTATGAGTAACTTTAGTTTATCGTTCAGTGACCTTTTATTAGTAGACGGGTTTGCTGAACAATACGGAGCTGGTGGCAATGAGGCTGTTTTATCCTTTTTGTACGCCTCTGGTATGGATGTAAGTCAGCCTATAGAGGCTATAGAAATACAACATAGAAACTTAAGGAATCAAGTCGTTAAGTGTATCCGGTACTGCGGGACAGAGCGTACAGACAAGGCTTGGATCAGATCTGGAGCAGCCTCACTAGACGCAATTATAGCTTCCAGCGACGACAAAGACTTAAGAAGAGAGTTGAAAGAGATGTCAAAAGAAGTTCCATTTGATCAGGCTTTTAATGGCCCTTTTCATGAAAACCTAGGCGAGTGAGGAGAATAAATGACAAAGCCAAGGCTTTTAACCAAAAAGTCTGAATATACTTTTGATTACCCGCAAGCACTGGATTTTGAAAATCAGCAACTTAGTATATTTTGGCTACCAGACGAGATAGAGGTAGAGAAAGATTTACACGACATAAAAACAAACTTCACAGAGGCGGAAGTCCACGGTGTTGTCACAGTATTGAAACTGTTCACATTGTATGAACTACAAGCTGGAAACGAATACTGGGGAGGAAAGGTAAAAAGGAACTTTAACAGGCCAGACATTCAAAGAATGGCATCTTGTTTTTCTTTTTTTGAAGTAAATGTCCATGCACCTTTTTACAATAAACTTAATGAGGTTCTTGGATTAAACACGGATGAGTTTTATAGCAGCTACGTAAAAGACTCCGTACTAAAAGATAGGATGAATTGGATAGCGGAAATCATTAAAGACAAAAACATGCTAAGGTCTTTGGCTGCCTTTACATTTATTGAAGGGGCTGTATTGTACTCCAGCTTTGCATTCCTTAAGCATTTTCAAGCCGAGGGGAAGAACAAGCTTGTTAATGTTACCGCAGGTATAAACTTTTCCGTAAGGGATGAAAATCTTCACGCACAGGCAGGCGCTTGGTTATTTAGGGCGTTGTTAGAAGAAAGTAATCTTAGCAAACAAGAGAAACAACAACTCAAAGAAGAGATTATAAAGATAGCTACAAAGACTTATGAACATGAAGCTAGGATTGTTGAAATGATATTTGAGAAAGGCAATATCATAGGTATTACCGCTAACCAATTAGATAACTTTGTGCAGAGCCGCGTTGATATATGTCTGGCAAATCTAGGCTATGACCCTGTATACAAGCCCACCTACAATCCGATAGGCAAGTGGTTTTATAAAAATATCAGTGGTGGCCAATTTACAGACTTCTTTCATAAGGTGGGGTCAGAGTACAACAGGATGTGGAAGGAGAAAAGCTTTATATGGTAATCAATGTATACAAAGAGTTGGGTAAAGAAAGAAGGCAAGGGCAAAAAGATGGAGATATACCTGAATGGTTTACCACGCTGTCTTGGCAGATGTTTAAGGAGAAATTTCAATATAAAAATGAAACTGTAAAAGAGACCTATCAGCGCATATCTAACTGTGCAGCCTCCTATACCGACAACCCTGACATGTGGGCGGAGAGGTTCTTTGACTTGATGTGGAAAGGATGGTTGGCTTGTTCAACACCTGTATTAGCAAATATGGGTACCGAGCGGGGTTGCTCTGTAAGCTGCTCTGGCGGATACATTGGAGACAGCGTATACCAGTTTTACGAAGGTATGCAAGAGTGCGCTGTCCTGTCTCAAAACGGATTCGGGACTAGTTCATACTTGGGCGATGTCAGGGAGAGGGGTGCCCCAATCTCAAGGGGAGGCACTGCGTCAGGCATACTCCCGGTGCTGCGAGGTTTTGTTCAAGTCGCCCGCGATATTTCCCAAGGAGGGGTTCGCAGGGGCGCTTGGGCCGGGTATGTCCCAATAGACCATACAGATTTCTGGGAGTGCGCCGAATACTTAAAAAACCACCCCGATGATTGTAATATTGGATGGTGCGTCCCTGGCAGTTTTATTGAAGCCCTCGAAGCTGGTAACGAGGATGCTGTAGCTCGCTACCAGAGGGCTATGAAAGTCAAAGTTCTCACTGGAAAGGGGTATTTCTTCTTTACAGACAAGGCTGAAAAACTCAGCCCCCCTATGTACAAAGAACTAGGATTGGAGGTTAAGGCCAGTAATTTGTGTTCCGAGATTATGTTGCATTCGGATCAAGACCACACATTTTCTTGCGTCCTCTCCAGTATGAATCTAGCTAAGTGGGATGAATGGAAGGACACCATGGCTGTGTTTGACTCCATTGTATTTTTGGATTGCGTAGCTGAAGACCTAATCCATAAAGGAAAGAACATAAGGGGGTTGGAAAAGGTTGTACGGTTTACGGAAAAGTCCAGGGCGTTGGGGTTAGGGGCTCTGGGGTTTCATACTTTACTGCAATCAAAAAACTTACCTATAGAGGGCTTGCAAGCTCAGTTTTTGAATACAGAAATATTCAAGCACATTAAGCAGGAGGCCGACAGAGCAACAAGATGGATGGCGGAGATGTGGGGAGAACCAGAATGGTGCAAAGGCTATGGTGTTAGGAACTCTCACTGTTTAGCTGTTGCTCCTAATACAACATCCGCTTTGATATGTGGGTCAGTGTCTCAAGGTATAGAGCCTGTTTATAAAAACGTGTATACCCAAGGCAGCGCTGCTGGAGAAATGAATAGAATAAATCCATGTCTCGTACCCGTAATGAAAGACAAAGGTGTATATAACGATGATGTTATACAAGATATTTTAGATAACAAAGGGTCAGTGCAGCATGTTGACTGGCTTAGTGATGAAGAAAAGCTTGTATTCAAAACAGCATTTGAGATAAACCAAGAGGTGCTGGTTAGGTTGGCTAGCCAAAGGCAACAGTACATATGTCAAAGCCAGTCTTTGAATCTATTCTTTTCTGCTGACGAGAAGGAAGAGAGGATAAGCGAAGTACATAAACAAGCCTTTCTTGATCCATACATCAAATCATTGTATTATCTGAGGTCTGAAGCCGGGGTAAAGCCTAGTAGTGAATGCGAGGCTTGTTCAGGATGATCAGATGGCCGGAAAGAACCCTTATTGAAAGGTTTGAGGGTAAGTTTAAGAAGGAAGGCAGGGATGAGTATTGGGAGTGAAAACCTCCCGGAGCCAAGTCAATAGGCACGTCTAAAGGTGCTATAAATGGGAGCAATGTCGCTTATACGTCTTGCCATACCATAGATAGGCTAAAAAGTGTAAAGAAACGTAAAGCCCCTTGCCAGAGATGGTTAGGGGCTTTATTATTTGTGGGAGCAATATAAGTGATCAAACACGGAGCAATATTGCATGACCGAAGTAAAAAATGTAGTGGACACTGTTGTGAGCAACACCCCAAGTGTTGACCAGTTAGTATCAAGTATGGTTTCCAATGATGTATTCATGGGTTTCTTGGCACTGTCCTTGCTAGGGATGGCGGCCATGGGTATAAAGACCACTGCTAAACCTGTGTTTGAGTTTATTAAGAGACAAACAAGTGTTAAGCTGGAGATAACTAATAATGATGACGCATTTATATGGTTCTCCAAGTGGCTGGAGGACAGAGGTGCCACTAAGAAAATTAGGAGACTGAGAACCAGCAATTTATATGTAAAAGGAGAATGCCCAGTGGCCCTTGGCGAGGGCAGGCACTTCATGTTTATAAAGGGGCGACCTTATTTTATCTCCAAAACCATGGGAGATACTAAGAGCAAGGCAGTATTTGAACAATACACTGTTACTTACTTTGGACGCAGCAAAGAGCCCATTATGCGGCTACTAGGAGAGCTTCAAGATATGGTAAGAGGTGATGAAAGCTCTACAAGGGTGTTTAGCTGGGTGTCTAATGGCTGGGCTCTGGTGTCCAAGGATTGCAGCAGGAAAATGGACACAGTGGTGTTGGACCCTAGCCAGAAGAGCGACATAGTAAGTGACTTAGGGTGGTTCATAGGTAACAAAGAGTGGTTTACAGAGAGAGGCGTCCCCTACCGAAGAGGTTACTTATTTTATGGCCCTCCTGGGACAGGGAAAAGCTCTTTAGTGTCCGCTTTAGCTAGTCATTTTAACAGAAACGTATACTCTATAAACCTTAAATCGCTGTGCTCTGATTCTGAGCTTCAAGACGCCTTCTTTAGTGCCTCCAGAGAGGGAATAATCCTTCTGGAAGACATTGATTGCGTGGACGTTGTTGCTGCTAGGTCTAGCTCTCTTCGGCACCCTGTAGGGGCCAATAACAGCGCATTGGGGGAGGACAATGATAGCGACAAACCTCTCATTCCTATGGGGATAACTTTGTCAGGGCTTCTCAATGTTATTGACGGAGTAGGGGCTTCGGAGGACAGAGTCATAATCATGACCACGAATAACCCTGATAATCTAGATAAGGCCCTTATGCGGCCAGGAAGAGTAGACAGGAAGTGGGAAATTGGCCTGCCAGACTGGCATGCTAGGAAAGAAATGTATATCAGGTTCTTTCCAGAAGATGAAGAAGGCAAGGCAGAGGCTATGGCCAACAAAACAGTGGACTACACTCCGGCAGAGATGCAATGCCTGTTCATGCAAAACATTAGCGGAGAAGATCAAAATGCCAGTATTTAGAACAGGAAATATGTGGGAAGCATTGGCTAGGGTGGACTACTTTATAGTCACTACTAACGCCATTGTAAAGCAAAATGGTGCTGTTGTAATGGGACGTGGGATAGCCAAAGAAATGCGAGACAAGTTTCCTGGTGTTGATAAGGCTATTGGTAAGGCCATACGAGAAAAAGGCCAAGACTATGGCCTTATCCTTGGCAAGAAGGTTGGGGCATGATGATCTTGGGTGTATATATGGCGTACAAGCCAGATGCTGGAGAACTGTAAACAACACAGCCTGCATAGATCAGCTACAAGGAGTTGTAGATAAACTAAAACAAGGGGTAGATGACCGACGTTTAATTGTTACGCATTGGAACCCAGGCGAGCTTAACATGATGTCTCTGCCACCATGCCATTTATTGTACCAATTCGGCATTGAAAATGATAGACTGAACATGTCTATGTACCAAAGAAGCTGTGGCCTACCCTTGGGAGTCCCGTTCAACATCGCTGGGTATGCTTGGCTATTGAGTGTTGTGGCTCATATAACAGGATTTAAACCTGGAGTCTTTACACACTTCATGCACGACATACACATTTATGAGAATCAATTAAATGGTTTAGTGGAGCAATTGGAAAGAAAACCCTATCCTCTCCCTAGCCTTTACGTTAACTCCAAGATAAAGACCTTGGAAGATTTAGAAACTTGGGTTACACCGGATGATTTTGAGTTGATTAACTACGTCCACCACCCAGCTATTAATTATCCATTTGCTGTTTAAGGAGAAAAAAATTATGGCTCTTATTAACTCCTCTCCATTCTACACAACCCCTGAAGACATTCAAGGCGGGGAATTGGGGCACTATGGACGAGGTCCTTGCTTTAAGCCAGTAAAGACAAAACCCAAAAATATTACCATTTTGTACGACAATGGGAAGACATACACAACAACTTGCCTAGAGACATATGTTCCTAGTCCCTACGGAGTCAACAGAAACGTCCTTAAGTACACCAGAGACAAGACTTTAAAAGGAGACAATGGTATTGTGTCGGAAGTGACGGAGAGGATTACAGTGCCGCTCTCAGACGTAGCTGCTGTTGTTGTAGAGGACAGAGAAACAAACACATACAAGGTTTTTAAATATAAGCCTTGTGCAAAAGTACATATCACTTTAAGCAAAACCTAATAGGGGGTGAAAAATGACTCAAGGTAAGCCGGTTAAAGGCTTCACGGATGACTGTGCAACTAACAACACTGTAGAAACAAAAAACAACCGGCCTGGTGAGCCCATAGACGCTAGTGAACCAATGCACTTGCGGTATAACATGATGACCGCTTACGATAAAAATTTACCAGACCACCCACAGAGGGTTATGCAGAGTCTGGGAATAAAGTATACGCATGCTATTGCTCAGTCTGTAGGGGACCAGTGGTGGTTCTGGAACTGTATAAACTTACCAGACACTCTGCCGGACTACTTGTCTCGGCTTGCTCCTGACCCACTGGAATATGTAGGGCGGGGGCTAAGTTATAAAGAGGCACTCGAGATAGAATACCTTGGTCTTAGGCTGGCAGGGGAGTTGTAAATGAAAAGGGCAGGCAAGCACGTAGAGGTTTATGAATACCCTCAACCAGCAGCGGAAATAAAAGACACCCGTTCCTCTGTATTTATTACAGCCCTGTCTGTTTATTTGGTCTCTTACGCACTACCCATCTGGGAGGCCGTTCTTAATTACGCAGGATAAGGAGAGAGTCAGTGAATAGAATTATACATATCCCCTACCCAGAGGGGTCGCACAGGCTATCATCAGAAGAGTTTCTGGCCGCTGTTGACAGGCGCATTGCAGAAGAAGACCCGCAGCCAGGCGACTGGGTTGTGATTGACAACTTTACTATCCGCGAAGTATCCCGAATTTTACGTGGGAGGCGGGATCTTGGAGAAGGTAAGTATGAATAGAGTGCTTAAACTAAAAGAGGCAGAAGCAGCATAGATGCACAAACTTGAAGTATATAGACCAGGGTCTGTAAGCGCTATAGTAGAGGCGACAGCAGAGAAAATAGAACTGACAGTTATGGTGTAGTACATATTTTTAAAAAGACCACCAGTGTCAGGCCCTACAAGGCTTATGTGATAAAGCCAGGAGAAATGGCCAAGATTACAGAAGTAAAGAAATGTAAAGACCATTGACCACATACAATTAAATATCTACTATAAAGGCTGTGTACTTCGGTACATGGCTTTTTTTATCTGTTAATAGCAGAGGAGACACTCTATGATACCAATTGCCAGTTCCGGGTTTTTCAAAGGAGTTCTGTACAGGCTCGCTTGGTATGGGTCTGTATTTGATAATACGGCCATACCAAATAATCTGTGTCCATTTATTAGGAGAATAACCTCTGGTATACTCGTAGTAGTATCAATGATATGTGTAGGTTCAGTGCTGGCAATAGCACTGCTAGACCCCGTAGCATCTGCTATATTGCATATATTTGTAGGTCCTGGGCAGTTGCATTTTATAGATGAAAGCTTTTTTGTTCTGGGATGCGCGATATATACTGCAATACTCGGTTTAGGCGTGTACTTGTTCGTGTACTTGTTGATGAAGATTCTTATGTGCAGATTGGTACTAAAGCCAATTAGACCTAAGCGAACTATAATCACTGACCAAGGGAGGCATGTACTGACTACATACGGAGTGATCTGTGAATACTTATCTGCATTACATGACAAAATATGCCCAAAAATCGAGTTCAAGTAATGTAAAATAATGTAAAGGTTGTTGATAATCTGAGCTTATAGTAGTGCTGTAACACAGTATTCATTAACTAAAGAAGGAGATGATATATGAAACATTTAATAAACATTCTCGTAGCTATTGTAACCGTTATAATCATCGCAGGTTGTAGTTCGCTTGGCACTTCCGGTGGAAACCAGAGTAGTCGGCAAACCCAACGTGCTGACGTTGTTGAAGCATCTGACGCCTGTGCTCGTGGTACACTGGCCGGGTATGAAGTAGAATCCAACTATTACCTTGAGGGTGAATCAGAACAACGTAAAGAACAGGTTACCTGTAAATGACAATTACTGGCCATTGGAGAGGGCACACTATTGAGTATATGCCTGAAGAAAATCATTGGATGTATGCTAACAATGGCAAACCCGTACCAGACAACCCCCATCGCACTTGCAAAAAATGTGGTATACGGGCTGAAACAGCAGACGACCCAGACCCCTGCCTAGGGTTGCTTCCAGGCGTAAGAAATGCTTGTTGTGGACATGGAGACCCCAGCCACTCTTACATCCAATTTGAAAATGGGGCGGTGGTTAGGGGTTTCAACATCGTAGAGCCAAGACGTTAATTTTGCATGATAAGAGAGTATTAAATTATGAATATTTTGGAAGGAAAAACATTAAACGCGATCAAAATCGCTGAGGACAAACAGGCGCTTTTGTTTCAAACAACCGATGGCGACTTTAAGGTTTTATGCTATGGTGATTGCTGCTCTTATACTTGGGTGGAATCAATCGAACTGCCAGCGCTTGGGTTTCCTTGTGTAGTGAACAAGGTTGAAGACCTTGAAATGCCAGATCTTGGGGATATGGAAGGTTGTGATGTGGTCGCTTATTACGGATGCAAAATCTCGACCGATAAAGGCGACTTGGTTATCGACTACCGGAATGATTCAAATGGTTACTATGGCGGCAATCTGGTATGGCCAGATGAATCATATTTTTATGGTGGCGTCTACGGTCAGAATATCTCTATAGAAGAATGGCGAGAAGTGGTAGACGCCGGTTAACCAGAATATTTGCACTGTAAAAACTTCACGTTGATTTTATGAGCAAACACCACAAAGCTAACGATGCAATTGCAAAGTCTGCAAAATGGCTTGCCGATGGTAATCGGGCGAACGAATCAGGCGATAAAGAAAAAGCCGAGCGTTGCTACGAAAAATCACAACGTTGGTTAGATCGATACAATCGCTTAACCAACCAGAATTAATACACGGTAAAAACGTTATGAATCAGAAAGAGTTTAAAGCTTTGTATACTGGTGAGTGGAAATCAGACACAGAGGTTTTCGACTGTGTTGATTTTTTAAAAACTCAGTCCTCAGAGATTATTAGGCAAGCAAAAAGAGAGCGATGGTTTAGGCCGGAAGCGCTCAGAGCCGCAAGGCAAATTATTGAAAAAGAAGATTCAACCGGAAGTAATGCACCTATGGAGGCAAGTTAAATGGCTGACTGCACACAGTGCCCCCACGCGGTAGGCGACAGTTACCAGCGAGATTGTGACTTCCCGCACTGTATGGGCTGGAGTATTGAGCGTAATAAAAAGCCAATTCCGACAAACAAACATGACTGGGATTTTTGGCACGAAGATTCAGAGGTTTTTCATACAGCCGAGAGTTACCAAGACGCTGTAAATCAAATTGCGGAAATTATTAGAGAGCAAGACTAATTCTTGCACAATTCTAGCTGCGAAGATTGACGGAGACAGAAATGAACGATTTGCCTAAGTGCCTATTGTGTGGTGAACCACCAAGCAATTATGAAAATTTTCAAGGGGTAAAGCACCACTGCTCTACGCCAGATTGTACGCTGCATCTTGTATTGTTTGATCAGTTTCAATGGCGCACCCTCATGGGCGGCGGGGAGGCTGTGGCTTGGTTAGTGACAAAGGGCAGGATATTTAAAGATAGAGCCTTCATCAGCAAACAAGGCGCTGAAAACAGCCGCGATGAACGGAACGATGGGGCAGTTGTTGTCCCCCTCTACACCACACCCCAACCCCAGGCGGTGCCGGACGGTTTAACAGAAATACATGATTGGCTTTTGTCGCTGTTAACATACCCAGATGATTACCCCATGGATGCAATGAAGCGACATTTAGAACGACTGCAAAGACAAATGCGCGAGATTATAGTTCCACCCCAAGACCAGGAGCGATGATATGGACATGACATTACGTGATTTTTTGTCCCGGCTGGCTAATGCCTACGGCGATGAAGTTATAGACATTGTTGGAGATTTTCAGTCCGGGGGACTGACTGTTGAGAATATAAGCGTTGATGATGTGGAGAATGCCCGCGACGACGAGAGAGGGGGGGGAATGTGTGCTCGTGATGATTGTCCGTTGGCCGAATCATGCTATCGACAACAAGCGGAGCCCGACAAGTTTCGTCAGAGCCATTTTCGACCGGAATTCGCGGGGCACGATTGCGGGTACTATTTGCCGGTGCCTGCCGATCACTGCGAACAACCAACCAGTGAGGGAGGGTGATATGAATCAGATACCAGAGCACAAAACCAGAACCACATCCGTTGGCAGCTATTACGAGATGTTCAGGGCTGTTTGTGACTGCGGATGGAGGAGTCCATTGAGACATGATTACGAGCAATGTGATGCAGATGCGGCTTGCCATTTAGCAGATTATAACTTTGAGTTAGTCAAGAACTGGGGGTAAGCGATGATATTTAAATTGGAAAAGGAAGAAATTAGAAAAGTGCTGGCTGAACACCTGGGCCGATCAGCTAGCTGGGAAGTAAACCCCGATCCAGATGAATGCTGGTTTGAAGTGGAAGCTGGGGTAAGAGTAATAGAAGGCGAAAAAGTGGACGACATCCACAATGTGCGCTTTTGCTACAGAGAATCAACCAGACTAACAAGCGGCGGATAGCTGCACAAAATTAAATACAGAAGGAGCAGCTATGTGGTTTAGACGCAAGGTTTATAAATTTTCGCACCCGAAAGCAGACAATCCGATTCTGGTGAGGGCGTGGAATGAGGAAGGCGCGTGGGACAAATTCCATAACCTGTTGGTTGCGAAGATATACGGCAAATGGGCGCTAAGTTACAACCTGGGTGTGATCAACGAAATTAAAAAGGACTGCAAGTGCGAAATTCACCATCCTGCACGAAAGGAGCTTTGACTATGGAAAATGTATTAAATAAAAAGCAAGTCATATTCAGTATTATAATTGGATTGTATTCTGTCTGGGCGTATTATAATTTCTTAGGCGCAGTGCTGGTACTACTGCCTTTGACATACTTTATTATGCCGATATGGCTGTTTACTGCGGGTATACATGCCAAAGGCATTGTAGAACGTGGTGAGGCCAATACCCTTCTGAAGTATGTATACGGTCCACTAGTTGTATTGGTGGTAGTGATAGACGTAGTATGGAATATTACTATTGGCAGCCTAGTGTACAAGGAGTTGCCCAGGGAGTGGTTGTTTACTACAAGAACCAAACGACATATTACAGAGTCAGAGGGTGCACAATTTAAAACTGCTGCATACTGGGCCGAAGTGTTGAATGCAATTGACCCTGGACATGTGTGAGTAGTTATGGCTGAGCAGAGTCTGTAGCAAAGACTATCCAAGTTAAGTGCATATGCGACAAATGCGGTGTGGGCTCCATGGACAATAGAAGGGGCAGGAGCTGAATATGAGTACAAATACGATTAAAGGCATCACAATATAAGTCACTGGAAAGTTTTAAAAAACGATGCACCACCCAGAATTAACCTCATTGCCTAACTTTAAGGAGGGATAAACCTTGCATATACTAGAAGTCGAGATATCTAACACTAAGAAAATTAAAGCCTTCAGAGTAAAAATTGATGGCCGCAATATGCGTGTAGCTGGAGACACAGGTCAAGGAAAAACAACAGCAATCTCTGCTTTATGGGATATTATCGAGAAGAAAGCCGATGCCCTAACGCATGGCAAGAAGAAAGGCCACATTAAAATCACCTTGGGTGGCGGTAACAAAACTATTGTGGCCAAGCGAGTAAACACTAAATCAGCCTCTACTATTAAGTTGTCTGATGCTGAAGGAAAAGCTGTTAGTATCAAAGACTTCAAACTGATGATAAGTGACCTATCTGTGAACCCTCACAAGATAGCGAACATGAAACCCAAGGAGCAGGTGGCCACGTTACTTAAAGCCGCCAACCTTGGAGACTTTGACATGGAGAGTGTAGATGGCGATATTGCTAAACTTGAGCAAGAGCGCTTAGAACAGTACAGAATTGCTGAAAATTACAAGCCAGGGCCTGAACCCGAGAAAGTTGAGCGTGTCAACACATCCGACCTTGTTGAACAAGTATCCGCTGCTAATGAAGCCCAAAGGGTGTATAAAGACAAAAGTAAACTGTTGAGTAGCCTCGAAGAGGAGAGGCAGGAGTTGGAAAGCCGTCTTGAAAAAGTAAATGAACGGATTGCCGCAGGCAAGCCAATTGTAAAGAAATTGAAGAGCAAGTTAGTAGATCCAGAGCCTTTAAAAGAAAAACTCCGCAATGTAGAAGAGATAAATTCGAAAGCGAATACATATGAAAAATGGCTGGAAAAGAATAAAAGTTACAAAGACCATAAACAACGCCATGCGGACATAAACGAAAAAATAAGAGAACTTAGAGATGCCAAAGAAGAGGCCCTTGATAATGCCGATTGGCCTTTAGAAGGGTTGTCGATAGAAGATGGTGAAATCCTATACAACGGGTCTTTGCTATCCAACCTTGGGCAGAGTGAGCAGATGCTTGTCTGTGCAGCCCTGGCGATGGAAGATATTAAAAACCACCCTGTCCGGGTCGTAAGGATGGATGGTATTGAGAGCATGAGCACAGAGGATTTTGACAAACTGGAATCCATGTTTAATGGTAATGGTGTGCAAGTGTTGAGTTCGAGGGTTGCTAGAAAGGACGTAGAAGAAGGTGAAATAGAGATTGTGGAGGGAGAGTATGTCGATGGCAGACTTTAAATTTGCAGTTTGGCTAGCTATACTTAAGATTTACCCGGAGCATGATGGAGAGGCAGAATGACGCAAGAAAGGAGATTTGTTGAGATTGTAGCCGACCATGAGAATAAGAGAGTGACAGTTGGTAATGTGGTCTTTGACAGGCCATATTTTTTCTTGCATGGTAAAGTTAACCGGCCCTCCTCAGCCCCCCGGTGGTTGAGACCTCTACACCAAGACATCATACGCAAGCTGGATGGATGCTTCTATGCGACCCCAGGTCCTCCGTATGAAAACAAAAAAACCCCACCTGCCAAAAGTCCCGAACATAATTGCTACCTCGTGTTTACAATGATACTAGGTGTAAGGCCAGCAAAGTTTGTCCGTATCTTCAATGCAAAAATGTTTGATGTGTTTCTTAGGGAGCATAAATACTGGGCTAAAAAATTTTGTTACAGTAACCGTGGTTTGAATACCAGAAGAGCTGAAAAGCTACTAGCGTCTGTAGACCTGCTTAACCAATGCAAAGAGGATGGTATAGAAAATGTCACTCCCTTTGTCTTTCATGCCAACCAATCACCACAGGAGTTAAAACAGCGTCTGGGGAAATCCGCATGGAAAAAGATATGTAAAAATAGCTTTCATAGAAACAAGATATTAGCAGACAGGTATTCCGGTATACTAAGTGCCGACCCCCTCACTAGTGGACATGTTCATAAGCTTACTGCTGCGCTAGAAATGCCAACCTCGGCAATTAAATTTATTCTTGAACCTCATTTGAGTATTGGAATCGATACTAAGTATGAGATTGTCCGACTCGCCAAGAAATTTAAACAACTGGCTCAATTGGATAAAAAGGGTACAACATGGTCAAATATGTACTCCGATATATTGATTATGGCATCAAAACTAGAATATAAAAATATAAAGAAGGACATTAGAAAGGCTAGAAGCTTTGATGACATAACGACCTTACACGACTCCCTGTCCACAAAGATGCAAGAACTAAGAGAAGCTGATTTTAATGCTGAATTTTCATGGTACAAGAACACTAAGTTGCCTAAGCAGTTTGAACACAACGGGTACAAGTTTACGCTACTGTCTTCGAAAAGGGAGCTACACGAAGAGGGCAAGAGACAAAAACATTGTGTCTACTCTTACGCAAGTTCCATGGCCGCAGGATCATACTTAGTGTACAAAGTGGGAGGGAAGGAGAGAGCTACACTGGGCCTTATCAGTGAGAGCGAGGGTTTCGGCGCCCCTGATTACGATGATTACGACACCCAAGCGCAAAGAACGTGGATTGTTCAACAGATGTACAAAGCGTGCAATCAGCACGTCAGCAGTAATGCCAGAGACGCTGCCAAGCAGCTTGAAAAAGCTCTTAACAAAGAAGAGAACGCTACTAAAAAGATAAAAGGTGCAAAGGCAACAAATGTATGGTATGATGAGGCTGTCAACATTGCATAGGAGGATTTATGAGAGAAGGATTTGAACTATTATTACTAATAGTTGTAACGGCTACTGTTGGAGCCATTGCCACTGGTACATGCCACGCAGTTTATACTGCCATTAAAGGTTTTTTCACTAAGGATTATCGCGATGAAGACACAGACTAGTACCGGACATTTGCGGTATAACAACATATTTGATGCTGTTACAGGTGACCCGATAGAAGCCAGTGGGCTCAAAGCACAAGCCGATTTGGCATTACTGTTACGTGACCACTACCAGGAGGGCAGTCATGATGAGTGGAACCTGGCCCCCCGGGTGAAAACGATTATGGAAATGATTGGGGAGAGGAAGGAAGCTTTTATTGAGGAGAACCTAAGAAACTGGTGCACCCTAGCCTATGGCCTTGAGGCGCCACCAGCAGACGTAAAACCAACGATAGCACAAACCCATACAACAGACTACAAGTCCGTAGTTATGCTCCTGAGAGTGGAGGATACTACTGTTGCAGCCCTGGAAGTGCGCACTGGCGGGGAGGGGTTGGAAGAGGGTGCTCTGAGCATCCATTTCCATGAAACGCGCTATTATGAGGATTGGAGAAAAGCTACTGAGAATCCTTTTGATTCTACGGTGCCAGCGCAGACACAAACTTTCTAAATAGGCCCTGTAGGGTGGGGTGGGTATTTTTAAACTCGCTGAGACAGCCTTATATTAGCTATAGGAGGCATAGGTGATATTGAGCACCAAGATAAAGTTTCCAAAAGGGCAGCTTACATGATAGACTGGAAAACCCTAGCCACGCCAGACCCGGACCAGACACCTTCCTCTGACATTGATAGGAATGGGGGTGTATTACGGTTTTATGAAGGTAAGAGGCTCTTAGTCACTGTGGACCTGCCTTGGGCATACCTGAAGGTGGCTGAAATGAAAGGGACACGAGAGACCTTAACCACCAGGGTTATGGAAACGGGCCGGCCAGATAAGTACGAGTTGGTGAGGTACGGAAGAAAACCAATGACCGGGGATGCTGCGCTGTTCGAGCTAAAAGGACAATTGCTGATCAAAGGCAACCCGTTTCTGTTGAACGGTCTGAAAGTGCAAAACTAGAGCAAAAAAGCCCTGCCACTCCCGTAAGAATGGCAGGGCTAGTCGCGAGGGAGTCATGGCAGACTCCTTTCTTATAACTATTATCTATTAAGGCGGTGTTACCCATCCGCAAGCCCAAGCAACGCCAGCAGTTAAAGTACCAGTTCCTGTGGGTACATGACTCAAAGTAATGCCAGAGGAACTCCAACTGTTTGTTCTCCAACCGGAGTTTCCTGAGTTGGGGCCTGACGAAGTATTATGCGTACCCACCATTGGAGCCGTTAATACAGTAAAGCTCGTTATAGGCCATGTCAAAGTATATGTAGAGTTGTTGTTTGTGAATGGGCTTCTCACCCACTGTAAACAAAGCCTTTGACCGGGGTTTGATGGGTTTTTTATACCATCAAATATGATATAGCCATCCTCTGATGAGCCATTTACATTTAAACTGTCTGCTGTTGTGGCACTATCAAGCCCAAGACCATCAATTACAGATGCAAGACCTGCCGGGGTTACTGCCCTTGATGTATCTGAACCAGCCTGCGTCTCAGAATTAGTTGCAAGTTCTACAAGCCCTGTGCGGGATGACGTAGCCGTTCTGGCCAAAAGACCTTGAGGGGTTACAGCTCTCGTATCCGTAGACCCGGCAGCAACTTCTGAGCTGGAAGCTATTTCTATAAGCCCCCTTCTGCTCTCCGTAGCTGTTAAAGATGCCAAGCTATTTGGTGTAACAGCCCTAGAACCATCCGAGCCCGCCTGAGTTTCTGCATCCGTGGCAAGCTCAACCACACCCCTTCGAGACGTAGTCGCTGTTTTCCCGTTCAACGTATCAGGAGTAACATACCTTGTGGTGTCTGTCCCAGTGTTAACCTCCGTCTGTGTTGCTATCTCGGACAGCCCACGTCTTGATGTGGTAGCTGTCAAGGATGCCAGTCCAGATGGTGTCACCGCCCGGGATGTGTCACTGCCTGCTTGGGTTTCGCTGTTTGTTGCTAGCTCTACAAGCCCCTCTATGGATACTGTAGCGCTAGGCGTTGGCGGTGGGTACACACCCCATTGCGTGGGTGAAGCTGAGGGCTCATTACCAGAGTTGTCCGTTTTCGCTCTATAGATAAGCCCATCTACTGGGGAGGTGACGTAGCTTATGTTTGCCGAATAGTTTGTATCCGGGTCCCACTCAACAACGCCCCTCTCATTAATATGAGCAAAACCTTTTGTAAATAAGTTTTGAAGGAAGTTAAAATGTTCGTATGGTGGGATCTCTGATTCCCACCCCAAGTCAAACTTCCCAGGAGTTGTTACGTCTGGATCTACAACATCCGCTGGTGCTGCTCCGTCAGCCCATATTCTCGTTAATACTGGTTTATCTACCATAGGTGATCCGATAATTGGTTATTAAACAGTCTTGACAAGTTCGAATATTAAATAAGACCCTGCCCCCACATAAATGAAGTCTGCTGAACTTGTATTTTGGCTCCACTGAACATCGACAGTAGCTCCAGAGGCACCTGTAGTGGCTACACCTTCTATCAAGTACTGTTCTTGACTAGAACCATCCAAATTTATAGTCTGTATGGTTGTGAAGGCATAATCTCCAGCCCTTACAAACGTCCCAGGCTCTCTGAACTGCTGGTAGTATACTCTGGATGTGTTTACATCAACCAAGGAGCCCGCAGATATAGCGAGACCTATATCTACTTCTGGAGTAGAACTGTCTGCATCCAGCCTAAATATGCCCTTAAACCTGTAAGTTGAGTTAGGAGCAAGCGTGTACCCAGTAAAACCTGTTAAGTTAATTTGTGCTGACTGGTTGTTTATAGATACCCCACCCGAACCAGCATGACCGGCCTGTATGGGAGCAATGCTATCCCCATTAACATACACCTTTTCCGCATTTATTGTACCCGCTCCCTGGGGGCCGCCGGGGGGGGAACCGTATACCATACCGGCATCTTTCGACATCGACGCCCACTTATCAGCCGTCCCGTCCGCGTTATAAAAATCGAATACCACATCGCCGGTTGTCGATGTCAATCTTCCTAACCGTACAGTAAGCGCACCAGTTGTTAGCGCAGTTGCATCGAGATCAAAAAAGTGGGTTAACGTTGGGTCTCCTCTTACTATGTCAAATGTTGACGACGACTTAAGAATTTGGGTATCAGAGCTAAAATCATTCTGTCGATTCTCTTCCGCTATCGTCCCCCCATTAGCCGCCAAATCCGTGGAGTCTAGGACGGTGTTGCCGCCAGTTGATAACGTTCCAGTTGGAAAATCCACCCCGGTATCAGGGTCTGCAATAATAAGATTTCTATCTACTCCACCTGCATCGTTAGAATGTATTGTTACAGGCTGTCCATTAACTACGTTTCTTAAAAATACTCCCGCAGAAGTGGATTGTAGACTGCCCAATAGTGTGTCTGTACTGTCTCTAAAGCTGACGACAACACTATCAGATGATGGGTCTTTTAATACAATATCTCCTGTGCCATTCCCTTGCAGAACAAGATCTGTATTAGAAGCAGTGACAAGTAATACATTGTCATCTATACGAACATCATCCGCATTAAGCTGTGTAAAAGAATTACTACCGTCTAACTTAGCCAACTCTACAGACTGAGCCTGCACCACACCGCCTAGATTGACTGTATTAACAGCAGTGTTTGTCCTGGTAACAGTAAGTATGTCATCACCACCAGCACCGCTGTCTGCTAATGTTTGGAGGACAAACTGCTCTCCGTCTGCATAAAATCTCCATCTACCGCTGTCTGCTGTTACGCCAGTCTCAGTAAAATCAAAATAGGGGACTATTGAAGACAATGCTAGTGATGCAGCCCCAGTGATATTGTCACTGTCATCAATTATAACGCCAGAGTTTTGACCGAGCTTGCCGCCTGTACCATCAAATCTAACTATAGCATTATCTGTAGAAGAAGCAGGGCCAGAAAAGTCACCACCAATGCCACTTAAATCCCCTGTGGTTAATACTCTTTCAAAACCAACACCAGTTAAGGTGTTGTTTACTTCCAAACCGCCACTAGCTGCATCTACAGTTCTTATAGTACCGGCTGCTAAAAACTGCCCGTTCGGTATATTAACTGTCGTTACACTAGAACCTGATCGATACACACCAATAGCAACTTCAGTAGGCACTGGCGTGTCATCAAATAGTTGGACTTCAAAGCCGTTGCTTACTGATGCTAAGTTCCAAATACCTTCGTTTGCGGCAGAAGCATTATTCCATAAAACCAGACTAGGGTCTGCTGCCAGAATTTGTTGGGTATCAGTAAATATATTAAAAGCGGCCAGCTGGGCATACTTTGCAGAGAGGTTTGTACCGGCTTCTTGTAGGTTGCTGGTTGCATTTATAGTAGCCCCGGTTAGTGTAGCAACACCGGTAACATTATCACTGTCATCAATTATAACGCCACTGTTTTGAATTAAGTTACCTGTAGTAGCATCATACCTAGCAACAGCATTATCTGTAGCAGAGCCCGGACCATCTACAGAATCGGCAATCTCTGAAGCGGTTACAACTCTTTCAAAACCAACACCAGTTAAGGTGTTGTTTACTTCCAAACCGCCACTAGCTGCCGCAAGTGTTCTTACAACCTCAGCACCAGCATAGTTTAGAGCAAAATCACCTATGACTGGGTCGCCAGTAAAGAAATCTACAACTGCGCCTGAATCGTCCTTACCAGATGCCCTCAATAACCCAGACCATTGAAGGTTTTCCAATCGCAGAGTGCTAGATGATTGAGTAAACCCCAGGTTAGCTGCACCAGCACCGCTCGTAGTTTGCAATTGTACATTGGCATCTTGAGCAGACAACGGTGTAGTCGGGCTGTTATCAAGCGTACCACGAACCCCAGCACCAGTGGTAACAGCTATAACTTTTGTGTCACCATTAAGTTTCAACTCCAGAGTGTCATCAGGACTCAGCGGAGAAAGCGTAGTTGTACCATCGTAATAAACTTCCTCCTCCGTACCTTTAAGAGTGAAGTCTGTTCCCAATGGTACAGGCGAGCTATACCAAGTACTGTTAGCTCGGTAGTATACCCTCTGGTCTGTCGTGTTAAAATACGCTTCACCGTCTACAGGTGTAGGGGGCAACGTACTAACAGAGCCGTCCAACCTTCTATTATGAAAGAAGGCAAATTTGACGAGATCAGCGTTTAAGGACGGACCCCAGCCATCCTCACCTTCGCTATAGCCCCATTTTACCTCTAAAAAGGGATCAGTAAGTTCAGCCATTGCTTCCTCTTAAAAATTAATTTAACCATAGGTTCCACCCCAATCGTAGCCCCAGTTGTTACCCCATCCGGGTTCACCAATAGCAACTTGTAGGTTGAGCTTTACACCTGCTGGTTTGGGTATTATATTAGATTCTGTTAGAATAAGGCCCTCTGTTATGGTTAGCGCCCTATCAACACCTAGATTGAAAGCTGCTGGCCCTATTGTATCCGGGTCCTCTTCAACAAACACTACATTAATATTATCAAGGATAAATTTAACACTACGTATCATATCCTCTATAGTGCCCTTACCAACATTTTTGATAATCTTGGCCTTGATAAAGAATCTGTATTCTTCGTCTGTAAATGTTCTAGCTGTGGTCAACGACTCATTTATTGATCTAAATCGACCACCAACTACAGGGTCTTTAACAGTACCAAAACTGTGTGCCAACAGATTCGGGGAAAAACCAAAGTACTCGATAACGCTAGCCAATATAGTTTCCCTTGGCTGACCAACTATCCTGCCTATTATATCCAGCTGTGCTCCTTTAGCCTGGTCTATACTCCTGTTTTGCGCCAAATCTTTGAGGGTTCCTTGCACAGAATTATAATGGTATAACAATAGTTGTAAATACCTATCAAATACGTCTTTATTTTTAAACTGCTGTGTTACATTCTCTCGGGCTTCAGCTAGGTAGTCTTTTTCTTCAAATGGAACAACTTCCGTCATACTAAGACACCGTTATTGATATGTTTCCCTTAATAAAATCAGCAAGCTCATCGAAACCGATCACAAGGTCGGAAGTGCCAAGGCTTCCTGCACTAAACCCTATCTGCAAGTTGTCAACTCTGTGACCTTCAATCTTATTTATAGGCGTATACAGCCTAGATAACACGACATCATCGGCTATACCTAAATTTTCAGAAGCATACTTTACGATCTCGTCTCTTATCAAATCTTCGCCGCCCACGGGAAAATCAGAATCAGTCGTTAGTTCGATGTCAACATATATCTCTATAAGGCTGGGCCTGCTAAAAGATATATCATGAGGCAAACCTTGGGAATCTAATACAGCTATAGTTATATCACCAAAAGATTGTATGCCCGCAGGCTTGTTTAAGTAAATTGCATCTGCTATGTCCTGCTGTGTACCACCAACAACCACAGGATAAAAGCTATGGGCCGGTAAACCATTAGCATCAACGGAGTCCGTGTCGTTTTCATACACTTTAAGTTCTGTAACCCCATCAACTAAGGATATGTCAGAAACAATAGCATCTATTGTATTGATACCCCGAGTGAACTTGGCACTAGCAAACCGAAGCCTAAGCTCCTCATCTGTCTCTCTAAGCCTGCCTAGCGAGGCTGCTGTTGGGTTAGTAACGCTATCCCACCCACTTATGGGGGTAACTATTTGCGTGACAGTGCCTGCCGGAGCCTCCAGTGGGCCAGCAACAGTCGCTGTGCCGTTTACAAGCTTTGACACCTTAGTAACAGTAAGCTCTGAAGATAGGGAAAAGTCTGTTAGTTGGAAACTGTCTGTAACAGTGACAACAAGCGTGCTGTTGTCAATAGAAGCTGTTAACCTTGGGTGGTTACTGTCCACCTCGGCTTTTAATCCGTTTAATATCTCTGTCTCGGTGGCATTGGAATCTGACGTGTACTCTACTACATCCGTGCCAGCTGCGGCTGAGGTGTACGTAATTGTATAAAGTGTACTGTTAGTTACTGTATTTATTGTAACGTCCAAGCCAATAGCACCTTCCAGATCCAGAGTTACATCCGAGTTGGTTGCAAACCTATTGCTAGTAGATGGCGACTCCACAAAGCTGCCAGACGCTATATTGGTATTGAAATCACCTTTTAAAATTAATGCAACAATAGAAAATGACTCATCAAACCTGAACAGCCCGCCGTATGCTACCAAGTTATCTAAAGCAATACCTGTGGCTGTATTAGGATCAAATGCAGAGTAAACCTCTTGCATAGCTTCCCAAAGTTCTGAGTCACCCTCGGAATCAAGATTTATCAGTCTCCCTAGAGCGCTGCTATCGGTAGTGTCTACTACATCACCTGGGGGCACGAGGTCACCAAAAATGCTGGCAGCGGCTTCCCTGCTTTCTTGTAGAATATCGGGAAGGCGTTTTAAAACAAAACCCTCTTCAGTTACTCCAAATGCCATCTATTACACCCCTGGTGAAATTTGTATAGGATCTGTTACGTCCCCAGTGTCAATTCTTACTCTGAATTCCAGGGAATACTCCCTGTCCTGGAGAGATGATTCAAACGATATTATACTTTTTACTCCAGGCTCTTTTAAAATTTCAGTCTGGAATACCGTGTCTATGTCTGTTTTTCTGTTTTTAATACCTAGCAACCTTTCAAAGTAGGGCACGCCATAGGTTGTGTTATATCTCCACTCCCCTAAGAACGTCAACAACCTCACAGTCAATCTTTGGGCTATTACATCCCGTCTATCAACTGTAACTGGGGTTTCCCCGTTTATAAAAACAGCATCATGTGTAGAGTCTAGTAAAAGGTCCATATGCCCTCTTAAGCTGAATTGTTATTGTCACTGCCCGATATAATCGTGCCTTGGTAAGTCCCGGCACTAGACCCAGACGGGATAACAACTTCTATGTCATCACCTAACCTAGCAATAGGGGCACCCCCATCACCAAGGTTGACACTACCAGCGTGAACATCAACAGACGCTGCTGTGAGGTCCGCCTTGCCACCTGCATCAACAACTATATCCCCCGGAGTTGTGATCTTTATGCCTCCGTCATTCAAAAGCCTGATCTCACACTCGTTCTGAGTACCTATATTGTGAGAAACTACCGCATCTTGAGTCGAGTGGGGAAGTGTTCTTTTAGAGGGGTTATTTATAGCCATGTTAAAAGGGAACAGACCCGGTATGGCTATGGCGTCTTTACCTTCATAAGAAGAAAAATCTAGTGGGTCTCTTTCTTGACCCTCGCTACTTTTAAAAGCTTCTAACCCCCTCATTGAAAACACACACAACACCACATCATTGGTATTTACAGGGAAAGTGAATGCACTGGACTTAGAAGCTGGAAAAATTAATGGTACAGAGTATATTACGGGCCTTCGTTTAAACTGTCCATTCTTTGCTACTTGATTTATTAAAGGCACTACATCAACAGACTGGTCTGAAAGACTATTGTTGATCCTCAGGATCTTGCAAGGGATGGCTGTCCATACGCCCCTTATCATATTGGAGAAGGCTGCTCTTAATGTCTCTTCAAGTCCTATAGTTCTACTCATCGGCCACCCTAACCTTTAACCACCTTCTCAATAGCAGAGCATTGAACGTCTGCAAACCAACTTCCGCCCCTGTAATCGCCGCTATACTTGACATCATCAACTTTGAAAAATCCAGATATTAACGTATCCTGTAAAGAGATAATCTGACCAGGTATAATTGTGGCATCCATCAGCATCCTAAACTTGACCCCGTTCTTTTTTGCAGGATCATCTTTAGCTCTGGTGTTATCACCCGCTTCGTAGTAAGCATTTTCTATCAAGCCAGAGTCTCTGCTTACAACCGGAGCATTAGCAAAATTATTATTTTCGGCGCCTTCAACGTCGTTCACATACAATGTATTGTTGTCTACTCGCCACTCAAATCCATAAATGTTGGCAAGCTTGTTTAGCATGTCTTTAGGACTGCCAGAGAGTGGGAAACCATATACGAGATCTTTTTCTATAGCCGTGCCGTTAAGCACATAACCAGGAACAACACCAAACCCAAATCCTTTTCTTATTTGCTGAACAGCATCCCTTACCTTGCTTCCAGGGGGTACACTGGCGCTTAACACAGAATGATTTAGACCCGTATAGTTTGGTGACAACTCAAGGTTAGTTATTCTATCTGGACCTTTTTTAATTGTCTTATAGTGCGTAACTTCTGCTACCAGTAATCTCTTTAGACCCTCGTATTTAGAGTAGCCTACAGACAAGGCTGCAACGGGATAGTCCGACTCCAAAACTTTTAAATCAGAGTCCTTTAAATTAAAAATCTTAATACTTGCTTTGTTAGACTTAGCAGAGTTGTCACTAGACTTCTGAACAACAAACTTTATCTGGTGATCAGTGAATGTTACAACTTGACTAGGATTGGCCAACTCTGCTATTGTAAGCTCGTAAATTCGATCTCTCTGCTGCTGTTCCATCCACTCTATGCCTCATATGCGTATAGGAGATCGTAATACTGGTCTATCTGACTAGGGTGATCCTTATAAGCCTCAGAGTTGGTATTGGCTTTTGGTATTAAATAAAATATACCAGTCAAATCTTCAAGAGCATAATCACCAATTATAGGGTAACTGGGTACAAGCCCCACGCCTCTCAATTTAGGGTTTTTAGCAGAGTCATAAATATCCAATAAATACAGTTTGAGCCTGTCAACATATGTAAATCTTAATATGTGTGATTGCCCCTCTAAAGAGACAGACTGCTCGTAGACAGGATCTGGATAAAGAGGTATGTTAATAACCCTTGTCGTCATGATAACCTACTGTTATTCTAAGAAGCTTGATACTGAAGAGTCAGCGGCTGAAAGTATTGAATTAAAAAACCTCAGCATAGGTGTACCTTGTTCAGCGTTCTCTATTGTGGCCTCAGTACTGTCTTGCTTGCCCTTGTTCTCTACTGTGGCTGCCTTAGCCTCTAAACTTTCAGCCACATCCTCTGAGAGTGATTCTGACCTTTTCCTTGCAAACCGTATCTGTTCAAGTGTTATGTCACAATATAACGCATCCCCGCTATTAGCATCCTCTTGGAAAGTAATATTAACCGCTACAAGATTTTCTAATATAGCCCTTATCACAGTCCCATCGTACTCATACAACTTTAGTAGTTGCATGTTATTAGTGACTGTGTTAGATATTTCATTAAACTTTTCTCCCGATATGAGATTAACCATTCCTTGTTTTATCTCTTCCACCAAATCTACATCTGGAAAGGGGTCAAAAGTTATCTCAGGATCTTGTGGAGAAAACAGTTGACCAATATTCTCCGGTAGCAAAGAGTTTAATTGGCTTGTACTGGTATTTACATCTACTGCTTGTGGGGCTGCTTTAGCGTTTATAGGTGACTCGTCCGATTCATTGGTTATGTTCTCCCTTCCTTGGGATATGTCAGCTCCTGTTATAACCCCCGATATGTTTATCCTGGGGTTTATTTTAACAAAATGGTCCGTTATGGTGGACCCACCATCGATAGGGTGTTCAGTTACTTTTCCTCTGTACTCTGTTTTATAAGAAGTTACGGCATCAAAATAAATAAACAGCGCCTGATCACTATCAGGATCTCCCCATTCTATGGCTAAGCTCATTTAAACTACCCTTAGTTGACATTTTGAGGGAACTGAACAAGAGCCTCCCTGGCCCCTTCCTCTATAGCACTTTCAACATTCTTACGAACATTTTCTACTGCCTCTTCCGAGGATTCCGCATTAATATTAATATCGGCTTTTATAGAAATATCACCCCTAAGTTTAGCCAGATTTTCTTGTTCCGCTCTCCTGGCGAACTTATCGCCCATTTCATCCACAACAGAAGGGTCATACCCTGCATCAATAAGGCTACGTTCATACCGCAGTTCGTTTTCATTTATTTCAGCGGCACGAGTTAGGTATCGTAACATTTTTTCAGAAGGCGGCTTAGCAACAACCCCCGCTGGATTCTCTTCTCCATAGGGCGTGAAAGTTACGTCCCGACCCATCTCATGCAACTTTACCCTCTGAGCCGGTAGCAGGTTGCCAGACTGAACATCTATCCTCTTCACTCCGGCCCTAGCCTGTAGTAAGTTTTCCATTTCTCCAGGACGCAACGGATCTTTACTGTATAGTCTATCCGTAATACGCTGTCTTTGTTTTTGCCTGTACTCATATGGGAAATCAGATACTTTTCTACTAATCTTCCTACCAATATTGCCTAGAAACGGCCGTGTAGTTCTGAACATTAAGCCACCCATTGCCAGCCCTATATCACCTATGCCAAGCTCCCCTATTTTTATTTGGTCGTTCAGCATGGACCAGCCTTGGACCATGTGTCCTACGATCCCAACTCCAGCTTCAAGCACGTTAGTAGTTTTTTCAAAAGCGGAAGCTATTCCAAGTGCCAAGGGTTCGGATTGCTGCAAACCAGAACTGAATGTTCTGAATATCCGACTAAAAGCTTTTTCTGTTTTCGGTTCGGCCAATATTAATAAGTTATCAATAGTGTTTTGAAACCGTTCTTGTTCAGAAGCCGAAGTTCTTGTAGCAACTGCCAATCCAGGAGCTGCTTTCTCACTCATCAATTGGGCAACTAATGGTAAAATCTTTCCAGACTCCACATTGCCTTTACTGACTTCCTCTAGCAACTTAGCAATAGCCTTTTGACCAGTTAAGCCGCCACCTGTCATACGCTGATATGCTTCGGCAAATAGAGGCATTGTACCAGGTAAGGACTCAGCCATTTGGCGTTTAAGCTCTTCCATGCTTATGACGCCTTTACCCATCATCTGTCCCAGTGCCTGGTTTACAAGCTTCATTTTTGCCTTCGGTACACCCTGTACCTTTGAAAACTCTGTAAAGCCTCTAAAAACTTCCTGGGCACCTTCTACGGACATGTCCGCGCCAAGAGCGTTAGCCATGAATGTGTTATAGCCTTGCACAGCATCCATGTAACTAAAACCTAAGCGCTGTCCCTGTTTTCGTAGCCAATCGAAAGACTGATTGCCTTCTTCCCTGGTTCCACCAAACATTGTAGTAACGGCTCTGGTGGCAATCCTAGCTGACAGAATCTCCTGATTACGCCGGTTGACCGCAGCTAATCCACGAAAACCCATGTAACCGGC